TTAGCCACAGGGGCAGATTCGGTAATTTATGGCAACGGTTGTGCTTCAGAATCAGATATTGGAGAGAGAAATATAGGAGGTCAGGATGACTGGATACCATATATCTCTTGGTTATATGTCTTCTTGCTCATCTAATGGCAATTGGCAATTTCTCAAGGATCTTGCCAACAATATTACGCGGAAAGAACTTCTGGACGAGTACCTGAAATATGATGATATAACTACATGCGAGGATGGCTGTTGTCATATTGATGATTTTATAGAGAAGTTCTTTACTAGAGATGATAATACGATCTCTTTTATTGAGGATGTAGATGAAGATGAGCAACCACAGATTATGCTACTGGCATCCGGTGGAGGGCTTTCGCGTGAAATGAAGGAAGGAACGCGGCGGGCTTTTTGCAGGCTGCTTATGATGAAGGCTCATAAAGCACGCGTTGAGATTACCATAAATGTAGCGTAGGAGACAATCATGGATATAAGAACAGTGGCACAGGCGAAGAAGGCGATTGAGGAGTTGCAGAGAGAGGTCGAGCAGTTGAAAGAGCAGATAGCGACACTGCGGGCGGCCCAGGGAGGCTCGGCATTGGTGAAGCGGATGCGGGATGCGGGTTGTATGCCCAGGATGAGGTAGTCCACGACGAAAGGAAACGTCATGACTATTGAAGAGAGAGTGGAACGATTGGAGAGGTTGTTAACAGATACCACCACTGAGCCAGATACTGCCGAAGACATTGAGGCTAATCACTGGCAAGAGATGGCGAAGAAACTGCATGATGCTATGGAAGGCGGATACCCTGTTAGGATTAAGTGGAACTGGGATGAGTATTATACTGGAGTAGTTGAATCTGTTAATGATGATACTTTTCTCATGAACGATCATGATTATCTTATTTCTAACATCGAACGCGTTGAGATGCTGAATTATCATTATCTTGCCAAATCATTTGAACACACAAAGGACGATATGGCAAGGGCGATAGCGCAGTTTGGCAAGGAGCTATCAAAGGTGATTCACGGAAGAGAAGAGACGTCTGATTGTGATGAACCCGAACCTCAACAGGGCATAGAGAATGAGAAGTGGGAACGTTGGGGCTATGATATTCTCAAACAGAATAGTGATTGTGATCATACATTGGTTTGTCAACTTAGTGCTCTTGGTAATATAGACGTTAAGAAGACAGCCAATCTCATTGCCATCGCTCCTGAGTTAGCTAAGGCCGCTCTGGAGTATGTGAATAGCATATTAGCTGATCCGATTTGCACTACTACACGCGTACACAATTTGATCAAGCTACTCAGAAAAGCAGGGATACAGAATGTCGCTCCGTGGTACACAGATGAGTAATGCTCTCGTAAACACTATCGCACAAACTCTCATTCATGACGAGATATGGGAAGAATTTGCGATCAAGACCGAGAGGCAGGAAAATGAGTTCAAGCCTGTGCTAGTGAGCCTATTCAACCAGCAGGAGAATAGCGTATTGAATGCGCTATATGCAACATCATTGCTAAAATGGTATAGATTCCGTTCCCCAAAGTCGGACAAACTGGCAAATGAGGTGTTCAAGCCAGCCGATTGGGAGCTTCGTTTCAAGATTGCCGAGCGACCTTTCGTGGAGAATAGTATCGAGTCCGCCGCTCTCGATGCTCTGCGAGAGGTCGCTCCCCTCACTGATGCGTCTGTTGCTGTTACATTCAACGTCAAGAATCCTGCGATCCAGCGATTGGTGCAGGAGAAGGTGGAGAAATTCAGCTTCGAGGTCAATGATACGACATTGAAAGCGCTCAAGCGCGAGTTTGCACAGGGTGTTGAACTAGGCGAGGGCATACCCCAGATTGCCAAACGCGTTGGCAAGGTCTTTGACATAGCGAAGAAGTCGCGTACCAATCTCATAGCCCGGACGGAGATCATCGGAACGACGAATAGAGGCGCGCTGGAAGGCTATAAGCAAAGCGGTGTCGTGAAGGGTAAGACGTGGATCACCAGTAGAGATGGCCTCGTGAGAGATATTCATGCGTTGATGGATGGTCAGACGGTGCCATTGGATGAGGCGTTTAGTAATGGATTGGAGCATCCTGGGGACTGGAACGGACCGATTGCACAAATCGCGAATTGTCGATGCGCTTTAAAAGCAGAAGTGATATAGGAGTCATATATAGATTCTAATAACAGAATACCCAAAAACGCCGTCTCGCCGGGGGAAGTTTGCCTGAGACGGCTTTTTCTTTGCCCGGTGAGGCGGCTCCTTGAAAGGAACAGATTGAGAGTGTATCATGGATCTGATACTGCATGATAGTAATGAAATTATAACACTTGATGCGTTCATGGCGCAACTTGGCGAGGCTGGTGGAGGGGACAATAAGGAAGCCGCTGCCAATGGCTTATTCAAGGTTGCAGAACTTGTCGCCCAACGCGCCAAAACAGACTATGGAGTCAGTGTTGACGATGCTCAATACGTCTTGAAGGACGTTTCTGAGGCGATTGACAAAAAGGGTTTGCCCGATGCCGTAGGAAAAGGCCGCTTCGCCCAGAGCTATATCAGCACTATTGCGAAGGACAGGGATGCTGAGGTTATATTGCCAGAAGCTGTTATCCTGGATGATTACAGGGTCTTGCCCATCGTCCTGCGGTCGCATCTATATACCGAGCAAGGCCTTGGTCGTAATGATTGGATCGTCCCTAACGATAGGTCTTCAACCGACCTGATGTTCTCGCTGCTTGCCAAGACTATCTTTGCATCCTCTAAGGCGAATCCCAAAGCGGAGGAGGTCTACCAGTGGATAGTTGAAGATATGCCGATAGGTGACTCGATAGGCTTCATACCTGTGGAGTGGATCGAGCCTGATGACAAAGCATGGGGCGCGACGTATGATGGTTGGGTCAAACGAGTGACGGCATTCCTGAAAACCAAAGGGCGGGAGGCTACGGCGGATCTTCTTGAGGGCTTGAAACGGATCTATACCAAAGTCATTATGCTTGAGTATTCAAAGGTAATGGTGCCCTCAAACCCATTTGCTGTATCGGTAGCAGTAGAGAAGGGGTTGCTTCTGGAGAGCGAGGCTGATAGATATACGATTAAAGAGAGACCGATCAGAGGCGACGATGCCCCGGATGAAAGCGCAAGTTCCGCCGTAAACGTACTGAAGCCATATCCAAATCAGCACGCCTGTCGCCTCCGTGACCCTGACGACTTTCAGGATGGCAGTTTCAGGACGACAAAGCGAGAGAGCGATGGCAAGGAATACTCAATCATCAGCGGCAAGCTCGCTGGCGAGTCTACAATGACAGAGCAGACATACCGCTATGATAAGGATGTATGGACAGCGAGTGCAGCCAGGACTCATTGTAGTGGGCATGATGGAACATTTGAGGCTGCAAGCGGGAAGGAAGAGAGAGTATTTACTGATGATTCTATCCATCCTGCAACAGTGCTCACGCACTCTGTTATAAAAGAGCATTGGGATAAAATGAATCCTCGCACCATGATGCCTGGCGATGTAAAAGAAGTGTGGAACAAATCTCTCGAGGGCCTGGATGGTTTTGATATAACCGAAGTTGCAGGCCAGTTGGACTTCGACAATGACATATACACCAAGTTTCTGGGATGCGCTGTCAAGAATATCTATGTCAGTAAGTATGTGATCCCAAGCCCATTGATGGGAACTTACCTCTCGGCAATCGCAAGCGTCACGACCAAACTTGCTGTGAAAGATACACGACGGTTCTCCTATACAGGGAAGGAATCGCCACCAAAGCGTTCTTTAATTCAACTCAATTCCACCCGGAGTGGCAGGTTTCTGGTAGATGGTACAGAGTTCTGTCATACCGATACCGGTATCCCCCTTATCAAAGATTTCTATCCAACATGGAGCGGTCTCTCTTTCTCTATCATTGTTAGCGACCAGCATGAGGAGGCTGCCAATGATCTGATGTGGGAGATTCACAAACATGCCGCCTCCAACCACATGCTGAAAGGCGAGAAGTTTGCACTCTCAGGCGAGTTCCTCAACACGACAGATGATGACTGGGACGGGCTGATAATTGCAGATAAAGATAAACAGGCCATTCAGAAGTCGCTTGAGATCACGAGTGAGGATGGAAAGAGCAGGGGACTTCTATTTGTCGGGCCTCCGGGAACTGGCAAGACGAAGGCCGGTCGGACGATCATGAATGATACTGATAACACATTTATCTGGATGTCGGCAAGGGATTTCATGTATGGATGGCCTAGCTCTATAATAGTGCTGGCATTTGACATGGCGCGCAAGCTCTCTCCAACAGTTCTCTTCATGGAGGATATCGATCAGGACCTGGATACTGA